TGGTTGGATAAATGAAGTTCATTGCAACGCGCTGAGTGCCTAGGGCCGACGCGACGGACGCAAAGGCTTGCTCAACTAAGACATTCGAGCCGCTGAAAACCTGGAGCTTATAATGGTTTCCCTCCTGCCCGGATGACCTGAGCGTACAATATGCCACGCCGTTGCGCCCAGCGGGAGCGTTCCACCGATAATATGAAACAGACCCAAGATTAAAAATCTGATCGGCGCCGTCGGCTACCCACCGCAAAGATACGCGGCCAGAAATTGCCGTTGCTGTTAATAGCGAGGGCGCATCGGCCCCAGTTCCGCTTACCGAGGTTCCCGCCCGGCCGTTTTCAAAACCACCATTTGAGAGCAGGTTTTTGCCAGCGATAAATTGTTTATCAACCTCGTTTAAAGCAGCCCATGTTGGAATCGAGAGGAGAAGCGCAATTAAATATTTCATGAGAAGGTTACCTCACATTGTTTGTAAAGGAATCGAACGTCACTGGTCGCCGTGTCCGTGTCACGATAGAGTCGAACAATGATGGAGTCGCCAGGGGCAACCGGTGTCGTGTTGATCTCACCACTTGAATCAGCTAGGTCAAGTTCCACTTCCTGGGGCACATTATCAATCGAGCCTGACATCGTGATTTCAGTATTCGTGGACGTGTGCTGATTCGTGGTGGAGGTCACCTCGTCGGCGGCACCAATCAAAGTCGACTGGCTTTTGATCAGGATGTCGCCAGACGTGTCCGGCGAGTAAATCTTAATTTTAATAGCTATCGGAGAGCCCGGAACATACGAGTCCGGTACCCTATAGTCCCAGTAAAGCGCTTGCCCAAGTCCGGCCTCGAACCTACGAACAGCCATATTGTTTTCAATATCTTTGACCGGAGCATTTGCGAGTTCCTCCCACTGAGGAACAATGCCGCCCCCGCCGCCAGAGCCTGAGCCCGTCCCTCCAATCACCTGCCATCGTGAGTTTATTGTGTCGTACATGAGCATGATCGCTTGGCCCGGAAGAACCTGAAGGTCCGCGCCCGTGCCGGTCAGAATTCGGTTTCCAGCCGTTCCGCCAGCATCATTGATTAAGCTAAATGGGCCCGTGAGGCCGCTCTTAATTATCACGACTGAGCAATAGGTGGTGTCCCCATAGGAGAAATTGCGAATGGATTCTAGGTCATTGTGCGTAAACAGAGTGAAGGGCTTTGCCAGAGTGACGTCCTGCTCGGCCCCATTGGTGGTGTTATCTTCGGCGGAATCAATTGAAAATCCGGCCAAGAGCTTCGCTATCGTCTGGTGCTTGCCTACGAGATGGAAGTCCTTCGCGACATATAGTCCGCCTAGAGTTCTCAAGGCTCCGGCGCCGCTCCCGGCCTCAGTTGTCTTTTTGACTTCGAGAGCCCCCTCGGTGTCGGTGTCCTGAGTCCTCGACATGAACGAGTTGTTAAAGGTCGTCTGGTTGGCGTTTTGGCCATTTGAAACTGACATTATTCAGGCACCTCTCTAAACAGGAGTTTTCCCGTCTCTAAAAAGTCAGGCACACCCATGTTCTTGAGCTTGAAGGCGACCCCGCTTCGATCAGCTTCTGTGCTTTCAAGCTGCACTTTGTAGAACGCCGAAGGCACCGAGACGTCTGGAATGAACTCCACCTTTGATCTCGTTGTTAGGTATCTGAGGAAGGTTCTGGCTGCCTCAACGCCTGCCGGGTTCTCGTAGAATGGATCAATTTTGAGTCCCGTTCGGTCAGTGATGATCCGCATGTTGCACTCCATGCGACGCCCGTGCCCGAAGTTAATCACTTGAACCGCGCCCTTTGCGGTAATGTTCACGCTCGCACTCTCGAGAAGCTGATAGTCCTCTGGGGACTGGTAATCATGAAACGGGTACTGACACCGATAGACCAAGCCCGACTGGCCGCCAGTGTAGAAGTTCCCTCCCGTCTTATCGACGCCTGTGAAGCCACAGAGCTCCCAAGCACTCTGGGTAAAGTTCGTGCCCGTGCGACAAAGGATGTCGAAATTGTTTCCCGCACTGATGTTGACCACGGGTGTGGCCCCGCGCGTGGTGTATGCGATGTAATCTTGGGTGCCTACATCACTTAAGGCTGATGCAACGGCTGCGGCAAACTCCTCAAGCGTATAGTCCCCGATCGCCAGTTGCGCCGTTAGCTCTCCATCACCCTCATCAAAGTCGAGGTACTGGGAGTCAGCTTTCACAGTGTGCCCATAGTAAAACATGGAGAGAGTGTTTATCTTGCTCAACTGACCGCTCCTCTAACAAGCCCCACAGACTTGCCTTGAGCCAAGGCTTCATTTATGGCCTCGATCACCATGGCACCGAAGTCCGAGGACTTCACGTCACCGATCACGGTGGCATTGGGAAACGAAACGCTAATATTGATCTCGCGAGCGGCCCCGCCTTCACTTAGGAAGTCACGAAGCTTTTCGGCTGTGTCGCGGTTCACAACCTCTTCACCGCCAGTAAGCATCGCTGGAACAGTATCACGATTGGCGCCGCCACCCGGAACCGTTCCACCTTTGTTTAATCCAACGCCCGCGATCTTTGCCACGTTCATGGCTGTAGCCGCGCCGACTAGAGCCGCAAGTCCAAAGTTGAATGGCGGAGGGGCTGCTGCCAGGGCCTTTTGCACGGCCGCATATCCATCGATGGTGGCTTGTGTAATCGCCGCAGCCTTGCCGATTGCGGCCAGCTCCTTGTTCCCAGATTTTGAAAGTTGAGCAATCGCTCCCATCGTGGAGGAGAAGTTATCGGCCCTTGTTTTATTCTGGGCCTCTTCCGACTTGGTCTTATCAGTTTGAAACTTCAAGTCCTCAAGCTTTTGCTGGCCCAAGAGATTGCGTCTGGCGTTTTGATATTCCGCGTCCTTCCCAGACTGCGTGGCGTAAAAGGCATCAAGCTGCGCAAGCTCGACCTCTTGCTGAGCTATGAGGGCGTCGTTTCGAAGCGCAAAGTATTCGTCTTCGGTAATCAGCTCGGCATCAAGCTTGGCCTTAAGGAGGTCCTGCTCAGACCTGAACTGATCGGCGAGCAACACATTCTTTTGTGCGAGTCCCTCACCAAAGGACTTAAGCTGCTCTTGATATAGAGTCGAGAATGTCGAGACGAGGGCCTTGGCACTCGTGTTTGTGTTAGCAATGGTGGCTTGGGTCGCCTCGCCAGACTTTTCAATCGAATAAAACGCCTCAGAACCAGCCTCGGCCATACTGCCTAGCGCCGTTGCAAAGTCGCCAAGCACCGTCTTGTTATTAAGCGTTTCCTGTAGAGCGTTTGAGCTTTCGATAGAACTCTTAAAGGGGTCGATGTCTCCGGCAAGGCCCCCTAGTTTTACGATGTATTCCAAAGAGTCGGCCAGGGTGTTGAAGCCAAGCACCAGCGTTTGAACGGAAGCTGAAATACCTCTAAACACCGTGTCCATAGTTTCGGCCATGGCAGCTACGATATTTACGGTTGTGATCAGGGCATTGCCGAGATCCTGTTTTAAGCTCTTGCTCGACCCCTCAACGGTGCCAGTCAATGCTTGGAAAACACCTGCCAGATCCGCCATCATCGCTGTAACGACGGGATTTTGAGTAATGAGTTTGCCGACCTCTTTCCAGAGATCTCCATAAGAAGCCTCTAGCCTTGCCAGAGCCCCTTGAAAGGTTTGAGCCGCCCCAAGAGAGGCCCCTCCGAATTGGCTATTGAGGGCACCCAGCACATTGGTAAACTGCTGGGTCTTATCCGTGCTCTTTTCGATCTCAATACCTTGGCGCTGAAATGCCGTAGTCGAGCCATTAATGGCTTTCGCCACGTCCATCGTTGCAGTCGACAGGTCTTTTCCCGTAGCCGCAGCGTAATCAAGGGCTGCTTGCTGAGCTTTTTTGAGCCCCTCGGCATCAAGTCGGGTTAAGGAGGAAAGGACGGAAAGATTAGACGCGACTAATGTATTTGAGATTCCCGTTGTGTTTTGAACCTCTTGAGCAAAGCTTTGAAGCCCCTTTTGTGCCTCTCTAGAATAGTTGCCAGAGAGAGCCAAGGAATTCGCAAGCCTTACGAGTGCGGCCTCTTCGGCAATCGCCTCCTTTGCCCCCATGATCAGCTCGCCCTTAAGGAAATTAAAGGCATCGCCTACGGCATTAATTGCACCAAGCACCGCCTGGCTTGCCAAGAATCCGGTCATCGTGGCCATGGTGGTTTGAAAGAATGAGACCTGGCTTCCGGACTTCTCGGAAAACTGCTTGATGGCGCCTTCCATGTCCTTCATGGATTTCGACGTTACCTTGCTCGCGTTGGCGAGTTCAGCCCGGAGGCCTGTGGTCTCCGCCGTTAGGCTTACTACTAATTCTTCGAGCGTTGCCATTTATCCATGCCTCATTAAGGTCTTCAAACTCATCCCGAGAAAGCGGGCGGATCACCCGGCCCATTACCTTGTTCCACATCGGGTAGAACTCGTAAAACGTCAGCTCCCAGAACTCGCGTGGCGATATATTCAGGTTGAACTTGGACCAGGAGAGAAGCCCCTGCCAGTCTATGCAGTCGCGTCTTTCTGGCCGTCGTCCGAAGAGCTTTTTTTTTGCCGCTCTGACAACTCATTCACAGTCCTATCCCCTGCGGTGACCCGAGCTATAAATTCAGTCAGCGGCCTCAAAAGTATGACGCCAGCTTGCTGAACCTTGTCCCAGATTTCCTCGAGGGAGTATTGCTTACGGGTCGGATCGCCCGACTTTGTGGCCGCCTGACAGTGGTAAATGATCTGCGCGAAGTCAGTCAGGCCCGGCATATTTTTGCCGTCTGAAAGGCCGCGTGAAAATTTCCACCCTAAGTAGGCGAGTGAGCCCGCCATGGATTCAAGGGAGGCCACGTTCTCGAACGTAGGCCGGAGAAGAATCTTCTCCCCGGCCAGCTCGATTTCCATTTCATTTCGAAACTTGTTTTCCATTAGGCTTCGCTCACGCCCTCTTCGACAACTTCATCGGCGACAAGCTTGTAGACCTTGACCTCGCCACTGGACGTGGCGCTCATTGAGTAGGAACTCTCGGAATCGTAATCTCCCGAAAGCTCCAGGGAAGAGATCTTGAAAAGCCCCTCATATATTCGGTCGACCTTCACATCGATCAGCATGAGGTTAGAGAGTTCATTGAGCATCGCGCGCGCGCGAAGGTCCTGAAAAACATCCTCATTGGTGTAAACACCAGATCCTGAGACCTCGAAAGACCTGACGCCGGCGCCGTCCAAGATTTTGTTCCACTCGTCAGAGTCTTGGCTGGTGATGTCGATGCCCTCGGACGAAAAGCCCATCGACTTAGATCGAATACCGCCTAGATTGCGATATATATCGACTTTCAATCCCTGACTTGCCGCCGCAATGCTGACGGCATCGTCTGTGCTTCGCGATTCAGAGAGGGTGATGGAGTCGTCTGTGCCGACATCGATGACGAAGTAGAATTTCTTTCCTCCACCAGTAAGGAGAGTGTCCAATCCCGTGTCTCCCGTACCGTCGCCGAGGTCTGTTACACACGCGAGGTCGCCGACCAGAACCCCGTGATTGGTGCCGATGTCGAGCGCGGTGTCGCCGCTACTGACGTCGATCCCTGTGAACTCCTGACACACTTTGAGGAGAAGCTGTTTGCCCCCGACCTCGTTTTGCTGAACATGACTCATTTAGTCCTCCCCTAAGAGTAAATTGAACCTTTGAATTCCCATTTTGGTTACGTTGTCTTCTAGTGTGAGAATGTCCACGAACGTCCGCCGGCACCCGAGCACATTCCACCCGCTGACCGAGAGACTCTGATCATTGAGCAGATCGTTGACTCGGGCTTGTATGCTCTGCACAGTTTTATCGCCACGCACCTGGTGGTAGACGTTGATTTGAAATTCACAAGCCCAGCCCTCTTTCGTGTGATTCCCGCGCTCGGTGAATGGCTTTGGGGAAATCGTGATGTAAGGGTAGGGCGTATTGTCGGGCACGAAATCAAAGACCTTTTGAACACTTTGGGACGCACCCAGTAAAGTGGCCAGAGCCGTGTCTCCGGTGAGCTTCGTAAAGATTGCCTTTTGGGCTTCAAGTGGTGCCCAGCTCATCTCGCAGCACCTTTGACAGAACCTTTAAGATATTTGGCAAAAAGCTCGGCCGCAGCGTTGCGGACAAGGACTAAACTTAATGATAGCCACGGCCGAGCTGCTATCTTTTCAGTTCCGAATTCAAGCCATTTTCCGTACTTAAGATTCGTGCCAACGCGACCAACAAGACCATTCTTTTGAAAATCAAACTTGATCGATTGAGCCAGGCGCCCAGTGTCGGTGTTTGGCGGATCCCCCGGCTTTGACACGTTCACGGTTCGGCCATCTCGAATAGTCGGGCGGCCATCGGAGTTATCTTGAATGAGCTTTACGGCCGTTTCGTGAAGAAGGAGAGTTGCCTCCTGCATTGCAGTGACTTGACCTGAGAGAACGTCCTTCTCGAGTTGATTGATCCGCTTTCTAAGCTTTTCAAGTCCGGTGATTTTGCCGTGGATTCTCATGTCCCCTGATTCTCCTCGGCGTCGAGCAGCATCCAGAACTTCTTCTCATCTAAAAGACGCACACCTTTTATCTGGAATGTGCGCCCATCGAATGTGAAGCGGTGAGTGTTGGTGACGCCTGCGGTAAGGTCCGCGAGATACCGGATCACAACTTTGTGTGATCGCTGATACTCAAGCTGCTGAGCGTAGAGGCGCTCCTTGGAAGACGTCGGCTTAATGTCGGCCCATACGGTGGCGAGATCTGTCCAAGAGGATGAGAATCCTCCCTGGCCGTCGCTGGACCTTGTAAGAGTCTGGATCTTGATTCGGTGCCGGAGCTTGCCGACAGCAGAAACTTCACCCAATCTTCAGCCTCCTATAAGGAGCCAAAAGAGCCATGGCGGTTGAGGGGAGGGTTAACTTTTCGCCATCCACCGTGTCCCCGCGGTTCTCATAAAGCTTTGCTCCGCACATTAAAATGGCCTGCTTGATCTCTTTAGGAACGGCCGCAGCCAAGCCATAGCCGAACACACCCTTGATTCGAACACCGTTGAGCGGCCGCAAGACCGTGGTCGGCCAAGTGCCGCCTATTCTAAGGCAGATTTTAGGAATAGGGCTTACGAGGTCGGCAGACCAGTTTGAGGAGGCGAATTCAATTTCCGTGTCAGATTCATCAATTGACACGAATTCCGTAACCGATTGTAGAGGTCCAAACGGGAGTTCGATATGCTTTAGGGGCTTTCTCATGGACGAGATCGCACCTTCGCGCTCGCCATCCCACCAGTCGTCGGACGGAGAATTGGGAAAATCATCAAAGAAAATGTTCCAGGACTGAGTGACTAGCTTCTTTTCGATCACAGTTTCAACGCTCTTGATCACAGCGCCCAACATAATGGTGAGGGCGGTGTCATCGGCGGTTCCGTCAACTCGAAGATGGCTCTTAAGCTCGGTTAAGCTTACGGCGTCTTCGGTTGGACCGCTTGCGAGAACTGGTTTTGGTATCAGAAGCATTGGTTCCCCTAGTCTTCCCAATCAATTCAGCAGCGCCGCTGGCGATGGCATCCTTGGCGTCCACTATGCCGAGCTCATACGTCTGACCAGCCTCGGCCAAAATCACGCGCCCCGAGTCCTGGATAATTCCGGCCCTGAGCACCGTGATCAGCATCACACCACCTGATTTAAGGGCGCGATGGCCATTGGATGCCCCTTCACCGCAAGGACCGAGAACTTCAAACTGGTCTCGCCCGTGTCCTCGAGGATTCCGTCAAAATCGATTCGAACGCGCAGGAACTGCTTGCCCCCGCGGTAATTGATCACCTGAATTGCTTCAGCATCGCTGCTGTGATCGAAGACCTTCACAACGCCTTCCGATTCGACCGCGTCATAAAGATCGCTGTCAGGAACCGCGTTCCACGTGGAACTGTCGTCGGACTCCTCGACTTTCAAGAGGGCCTTATGAGTCTCGTCGAAATCGAATGAGTTCGAGTGAACGATGAGCGCACAGGATTGGAAGTCCGTTAGATCAACGGCGTTGGAATAGATCGTGTTTGAGCCAACGCCTTTGACTTGCTCGGATGGCGTTACGCTAACTGGGCTCGAGTCAAGGGCCGTCACGATCATCTTGAATTCCCCGGGCTCTGCGGCGCTCCAGGTTTCCCCATCGTCCTCGGTCTCCCTTAGGCAAGTGGTCGCCTTGTCCTCGCCATCAACGAGTCTTGTGTATACGCCGTGCGAGCCACTTAGCTGCACCACGTTTGTCGCGCGAAGGATGGCCCAATAGACAGTGTCCGCCAAAACAGGTACTGGAGTAGGGAACGCATAGATCTGCTCGGCGAACCCGGGTTCACCCGTGAGGCCGGACGCCGCAACTGGGTCAGAGGCCCCAAGGAGCGAGGCGGGCTCGCGCTCTCCTACGGCACCAGAAGTGGAACTCCAGATTTCAAGCACAACGTCAAAGTTTGGAGAATCGAGCTTTCCTTGAATCAGACTTACTTCAGAAATCTCTCCAGCGGAGGTAGGAATGAATTCGCTGGCGCTTTGTGCCTCGACGTCATAAATCTGTGCAGACCCGCCGATTACCTCCCCGTCATTGACCCAAACGTCGACCTCGCCTGCGCCAGCATCGAGATCATTCTCAACGACCGACAGCAGGGCCACGTCGCCCATCACGTCCACGAAATGGACCTCAAAAAGTCCCTCACTGATTTCAGTCACAGTGACGTTTTCAAGTCCCTCGATGTCTCGAAGGGCTGCCTGAATCTCGGCAGCCCCCTCATCGTGCTCGATTGCGGCGGTTTCACTACCGCCGTATGAGAGCTTGAACGAGCCAGAGCTTGGCGCGCCACTCAATGTAATCCTCTGCTTTTCAAAGCGTTCAATCGTAGCGATCGGTAGCGCATTGGAATATTGCAGTTGATCCTTAAGCGTGTGCTTCATCTGGTTCGTTCTCCCAACTAATTATAGAGGCGGCTGGAATTCGTTATTGCCAAGCACCGCGGTAACGCCCAGAACAACTTCGACGGTTCCGGCTTCCGTGTACTTAAGCTTCACGAACTTCTTTGAGCCCTTGTAGTGGATGGCGTGAACGGCGTTTTTGTCGCCAGCAGCATCCAATATTTTTGCCACCGTGCCCGCTTCGGGCTCGATCATGTCGGCTGCGGCAACGTCGGTATATCCAGACGCCAGCTCGTCGCTTTCAAGAAGCGAAAGAGACAGGTTGTCGTCTGTGCCGAAGTCGAAAGAGCCTACGTCGACCAATAACATGAGTGAATTTGCATCGGCCAAATTCACAGCGTCAGAGGTTCCGGTCGAGGTAACGGCTATGGGCGCCTGAAGCAGCACCGGCTTTAAGATCGCCTTGAGAGTTCTAAGCATCGTAATCTCCTGGTAGAAGGTTCAATTTTACTGTCATTCGAACGGGTCAGAATTTTGCCCCCACAGAGCCAATCCCTGTGGGGGCAGTGAACGGATCCTAAGCTTTAACTTTCAAGACTTTGATGGCCTCGAAGTTCTTCACGCCGCCGCCTACGCGCTTGGTCGTGTAGAACAATACCGATCCCTTGCTGGTGTACGGGTCACGAAGGACCCTAATGCCGATGCGATCAACCACCTGATAGCCAGCCCGGATGTCACCATAAATGAAGGTGTCCGTTGCGGCGACTACGCTTGAGGGCAGATCGGCGGCAAAGTACACAGGGCGACCCAGGAGCTGGTTCGGCTGGCCCTGCATCAAGCCCGGTTGCCACAGGTAATTTCCTGAGATGCCGTCTTTGAGCTTTCGCACATAACCGACCATAAGGCGGTTCATCAGCCATGAGGCGTTGTTCTGATAAGCCTCTTTGAGCAGGCTCTGGGTGTCGATCAACACGTCTGCGGTGATCGCGCTGTTCGTGGCCGTTTCTTGACGCTGAACCAGCCCAAAGCCATCGCCAGCGCCATAGTTCAGGATACCCTTGGGCTTCATGACGCCGTTTCCGCTAACGAAGGCGGTGGCCTCATCGCGCTGGAACTTCTCGGAAACCTTGGCGCCAAGCCAGGCCTCGAGATTGATCGCAGCGTCGTCCAAAAGCTTTTGCGTGGCCTTTGGCAGAGCGTAAAGCTCATGAACCGGGATCACGATCTTATTGAACTGAGGGGTGTCGGTGTTGGAGCGGGTCTGAGTTTCGCCAACCCAACCGGAGCCAGCTTCATCGAGATCTTGGAGGATTTCGAGGCTGTCGGTTGAAATGTTTTGCTGAGAGGCCAACTGGCGGATGGGGCTGGACTCGAAAACCTTGGTTTCGATTTCGGAAGCCATTTCTGGGCTGACAAGGAAACCGCCGTCCTGATCGACCTGGACCGACATGTCCTTATATTCCTGCGGAAACACTTCCGGGTTGATTGGAGTGCCTTTGCGCATGAATTCCTGCATGGCCGCCTTGTACTTGGCGTTGCCCTTTTCTTTCGTCTCGGTAGATTCCTGCGCTGTGCGGTTGAGGGCCGCAGTCATTTTCTCGATCGACTTCTCAAGCTTTTCAATGTCGCTTTCGACCTTGGCAAGCTTGGTCTCGGTGGCCGAAGAGGCCTGGCCTTTTTCCGAGATTTCCTTTAAGCGCAAGTCGTTCGTCTTTTTGAACTCCTCAAACGCCGTCCCCAATTTATCCAGTTGTTCCTTGATTTCCATACGTAGTGATCCCCCTGCCTCATAGGCATTTACATGTGATCGACTCGTCGCCCGCGATTGCGCGGAGAACGAAACGCCAAAAGGGGTCTCGTGGCCCGTCAAAAACGGAAAACGATCTTAACTTTTTAGTATGCTTATGAGTCTGTCGATCGACTGGGAGATTCCCGGGTCTTTGATCTTCACGGCGGCTTCTATTTGAAGTGCCTGCTCAAGCTCTGTTTTTCCAATTCCAGCTAGTCTTAAATGCTCTAAGAGAAAACTCGCCCTGTCAACGTCCGCTAAACCTTTGGCCGCAGTAACCATGGCCTCAACATTCATCGGGAAGGTAACAAACGAGTACTCAAATAGCTTCAGTTCCTTTAGTCGGCGGATTCTCGGATTTTCTTTATCCGGTTCTCCCTTGATTGTGAGGTATCCAATACTGAGACCAAACTTTGCGCCAATCTCCAGCGCCGTTTTCGCCAATGAATACCGCTCCATACCCTTCTGCACGTTGAGATCAATCTCGCCCTCGACCGCCAGGCCCTTTTCGTCCTCTGCCGCGTCAATGTTCCAGCCAATCTGATCGTAGGGAGAGTGATCGGCTAGGATCGGAAACTTTCCTTTTGAGTCCTTTAATGTGCGCTTAAATGCGCCCTTATCGACGATGTCCAGGCCCAGGTCGACGTTTCCAAAGGTGGAGGCATAGCCCTTAAAGCGCGCCTTGTTAGCGGCCGTGTCGAGTTCCTTCATTTCAAATCCGAAGGTCTTAAACTTTAAGGACTTATCCATAAATTCAGTTCTCCTAGTTCTTTGAGCTAAAGGTCGTCACACATCTGCAATTAATAACTTGATCAGCGCCGGCGCTTGAATCGCCCGGCCCGTCCATACTCGTATCGGGTGGAACGGTGAACTTCTCATCCAGAGGAACTTGCACCCCGTCCATAGCAGCATGATCCGGCCCCTGACCGTCAGAGCCTCCAGAGCGAACCCGATCATCCTGTGCAGCAATCCATTCTTTAAACATGTTGGGGAGCTGAAGGCTTTTTACCGCCTCGAGAGCCCCGTTGTTGGACGCTAGAGCCACTTCTGTCCTTGCGATCCGCATGGCCTGTGCGCCGGAGAGTTCTTCAAATTCCATTTCAAGGTACTTGGAGAGTTCGGCGTTGGAGTCGCCGCTGACGACCGTGCTTTGCACCCATTGGCCAACGGCGTTCTTGATGGTCCTCTGCGTGGTGGAGGTGATGCTCTTAATCGCCTCGCCTGAGCGCGATTCGGCATAGACCTTAATAAAGTCGTCGAACCGGCGCGGCGCCTTCTGCTCGAATTCGAGCTTCCTTTCCTTGGCCTCCTCCAGAATCATGTGGCCAAAATCAACCGCGGCCTTCCGGATGTGAGCCTTGATAGTAGCTTTGATCGTTGGCATGAATTCAACGACGGCCTTTAACGCCGCGAACTCCGCAAGCTTGGCGTCGCTGATGCCGCGGACAGATTCCCCGATTTTTGAAGCCATAGTCTTTAACTCGGCTTGAACTTCCGAGCTAAACCTGGCGCTCAGCTTTGCCCGTCTTGCATTTTGCGCCCGCCACGACTGGCGCTTTTCGCTTCCATTGAGGAGGTTGATAGACTTCCATCCCTTTTCATCATCTGATTCGGATTCATCCTCGGGCTTCTTTGGCGCTGGCTTTTTCGGCGGGTCTTCTTGTTCGTCAGGATCTGATTCCGGATCTTCTCCCTCTGAATCAGGATCTGTGTCATCGGGACCGGCACCGGGGAAGGACGTTGCCATGAGGTCTTCAGGCGATTCCACCAATTGCCCACCGATGAGATATACGTCCCAACCTTCTTGAGCGTCATAGCCCACCGCCTGGCGTTTTTCGTTTTGTGTAAGAAATGTGACGTCTTTGATCGTCGCGAACTTCTGCTCGCGCTTTTCAGTAAGGGCTTCTATGTCATCCTTGTCATAGTCCAACCAAAGATTTTCACCAAAGGTCGGCAAAAGCCATTTATTCAACTCATCCCTGAGTGAGTCCATTATAGGCAAAACCGTCTCTTCGTATAAGGCCAGTCTTGCCTCTTTGTAGTTATTAAACGTCTTTTGCCCTAATCCAAGGAGCTCCGGCGGCACACCAAACACGGTTGCGATGTCGATTGCCGTTACTTCTTTACCTTTAATGAAATCCATGTCTCTTGGGCTTAACGAGATCGATTGCCAATTGAGTCCGCCTTCGATGATCAGGGGGCGTCCAGCATTTCTTGCCCCCTGATGGCTTGATTCAAATTCTCCCTTTAGGCGCTTGTACTGTTCATCAGTAAGCTCGCCGCGGGGGTTCGCATCTGTCGTCTTCATCTGCAGCACTCCGCTAGGCGTAGCCGAGTTTTGAAGCATCGCCAGGTTCCAGCGTTGACCTGCGTTGTTCTGGTCTATCGCGAGCATTGCGGCCTCAATCGGGCTTGCGCCATACCATGAATCAAGCGGATGAAACGACTTCCAGTGCATAATGGGTGACCTAAGGGAAACCTGATCAACGGGCCATTTGCGGGACTGAGCCCCACTTCCATATTGATAGAACGCCGGGTAACCGGCCGACCCCGGGATCACTTTCATCTTGTCCGGACGCGCGGGCCAAAGCTCAAGCGGCGGCTTGTTCGGGCTTGGCTGATTAGATTCGATATAAGAATTGCCCGTGAGGCGATAGTAGGCGACGACGGCCTCAACGAAACTTGCTCTACCTTGCAGAGGATTTGGCTTTTCGATGAGGGTTAGAAGCGGGTGATCCTCGATCTCTTGAGGATTCTTCTTTTTGCCAGAGTAAAGCGTCCACGTGATACCGGAGCAGGCTTGCGCGGTCATGGCGATGGCGCGATAAACGAGGACGTTCTTTAAAAACCCGTGGACTGCAAAGTTTTCGTAATTGGCCGGCGTCTGAACTGGGCGGCCGACTTGGTTCATGGTAGCAACGATTCGGGCCTGGGACTCCTTGCGCGCGAACAGCCGTTGCCACCAATTCATTCCTAGCCCCTCAAATTGTGTTTAGACAGACCTTACTCTAGGTGCCGCCGCGAACCGCTTATTGAAATATTCTACCATCATTGAAGTGGTATCCACCTGGTCATCGTGACTCGCGCGCGGGAACTTTTCATGCTCTTTAATGAAATCCTCCAACCAAGCTGCAGCCCTTGGCAAGAAGCATTTTCCGGCCTGCACGGTAGGCGTCGCTGCAATCGCGCGGACCTCCTTATCATTCTGCCCAGGATTGAACGGTAAGACTGGAATATGAGTTCCGCGGAGGAGGTATTGAATAAGGCTTGAGCCCGCGGATTTATCTTCTATCACCACCGCATTAGGTCGCCATTTTTCATAGAGTGCGATCGCCATCGATTCCAGTATCGGTCCTTCGGTTTTCTCTCTCCAGAGGTCGAGCAGGAAAAATCCGTTATGTGTGCGGGCCCAGGTGGCGCAAACGGAATAGTCGTTTGTGATCCCTGGCTTCTGAGCGCAATCCCAAAACTGGACGACCTCAAGGACGGGGCTAGGCGCGGTGTCGTAGAGTTTCCACCAGTCCCGCTTGAAAATGCCGCCAGACTTGGGCTTTGGGGACTGCTGAAGCTGCGCGTGGGAGTCTCCGGC